CATGTTTTAATTTGCATTTATTTGTTTTATTCCATCCATTCTTGTCATAAATATCAGTTATTAGAGAATCGTTTAAAACCGTTTCGATTACATCTAAATAATGTTCAAGAGATTGAACAAATAATTCTATTTTTACTTCTGCAAGATTATATGTGCCACCTGCTTTTTTAGCACCCATAAATAAAAAATCTGTTAACATTTGAATCGCCATGTTTGATTCGTAGCGTTCAATTATTATATTTGTATCAACTAAACGTTGCCCCCCAGATTGAAGTAGTTGCATATCATATATATATTTTCCTTTTTCATCTGTATCAGAAGGTAACACGTGAACGGATTGAGTGTTTTTCTTTACATTTGCACCCTGTTTTTTAAGTCCTGCACAAAGTTCTTTTTCTTTGTCTGAGGCATCACTTGCCATGATTTTTGCAGGAATACGCAAAACAGGAACGCCCACAAAATCTTTTTCAACGCCAATGGCTTCTATTCTTTTTAATTTTTTGCTTATTTGATAATTATCGTATGAACCACGCATAATAGACAAACCTTCGGGATTATCACCCTCTGTCGTAGTTCTAAAATGCAAAAGTTTTTCTATTGGTATATATATTTCTTTTCCATTAAATGGGCTAATTTGATAAGCACCTAGAATAGTTCCATATCTGTCAAATTCCCATTTATGGATTGTTTTTTGAGCTCGCAATGGAATTTTTCTAGGAACAATCAAACCATCTTTATGATTATTTTTTGAATAAAACCTTTTATCTTCAACATTACATCCTAATCTTTTTTTCCAAATTTTTTCACACAGACTAAAACCAAATGGAATAAATGTGATAAAATCCTCAAGGCATTGCTGAAAAGGTTTTTCCATATCTTCAAGCATCGACCAACAAAGATCAGCTTCTTTAGGTGATTTATTATCCTCCATTTTCCATTTTATATTCATTAGTAATTGATTTAATAAATGAATACTTGGGCTAAAAATATCGCCTTTTCTCATTTCATCAAAAATGTGTGCTTTATTTTCCGATCTTAATTCAGGGATAAAATCTTCATATATATAACCACAACTTTGAAGCAGGCCAGTTTCTCCTAGTTCAATGTAGCTTTCTTTTTTTTCTATTATTTCTTCTTTTTCTTCAGAAATCATATGTAAATTCACTCTTATAATATAAAGATTCAATATCTAAATTAAAATTTGTTGGAATTAATATTGTTTGAAATTTTTGAAATCCGTGAGTAATTCCCTGCGTTAATGCGTCAATTAAATCGTCTTTAGGTGCCCTTGGGAAGCCTAAAGCCTGATCTGTGAGAACTAACATTTTTGGCAATTGATCTTCGGTTGGAAAAAGGATATCTCCAGCTTCTAAATTTGAGGTAACAGCATTTCCACGTGTGATTTTATCTTCACACGGATTTATCATGATTAAACCTGTAACTTTATCGCGAATTGCATCAGCGACAGCCTCACCATTTGCTTTTGCTTCAATTAAAATTGAATTGGTTTTATATGTATAGTATTCATTTAAAACAACATTAACAGTCTCTAAAAATGTTAATCTTTCATTGATAATATTTAATAAAAAACATTTATTTCTTTTCATCCCAAAAGTTAGACCAGCAACAAAATCAGATGTCGCATTTTTTTTGAATGGAAAATCCCAAGATGAAAAAATATAATCAAATTCTTTCGGAATTTGTGAAGGATGATAGCGATTATTATCAAAATAATATTTTTTAAATAAATTCCCTTCTAAAAGTCTTGGATTTTGTTGATACAAAGCTTGCCAATGTTCAGGAGCCATTGAATTTTTAGTTTCGAGCATTTCTTGCAATTTAAAGCGCGTAGGGTGTAAGGTTTCGCCTATTTTTCTAAAGCTTTCATCTTCCTCAGCTATCGCTTTATATTTTACAACTTTCCAACGGTCACCAAATTCTTTTATTAAACGACCAGCGACATCATCTTCAGCCCAGCGAGTAAGTACAATAATAATTCCGCCGCCAGGTGCGAGCCTCCTAGATAAAACCGTTTGCAGCCAATTGTATTGATCATCTTTTTTATTCTTTGATAATGCCTCGCTTAATGATTTAATTGGGTCATCTAAGATGACAATATTGCCGCCATATCCGTTAGTTTGGCCGCCAATCCCTACAGCTTTTAAAACTGATCCGTTACTTAAGCCCCATTCTTTTACAGATTTTAATTTTTTATTTACTGAAATATTATTCCAATATTTTTTTATATAATCATGCTCAACAAGGTCTCTTGAAATTCTCGAAAATTTATTTGATAGATCTTGATTTGCACTAGCAATAATCACTTCAAAACGTGGATTATTAAGCATTGCAAAAAGAGGAAGCCTAATTGTTGCCGTCTCGCTTTTTAAGTGTCGTGGCGGCATATTAATAATTAAACGAGGGGATTTACCTTGTAATACATCATCATAAAATTGTTGGATTTGAAAAAAATAGTCATTTAAATAATAGCCATCTATATAATTCGGAACAGTATTTTTGACAAAAGGCGCAAAACTATTCCTATATATCTCATGCTCTAAATTTAATAGTTGTTTATCAAAGTCCACTGGAACCCTCCGTAAGTAATCACGGATGGCAGATTTTGTAAAGACTTATTTATATGCAAGTTGCATAAGTTTAATCTATATTTTATGCAACTTACATAAATTTTAAGTTATCCACATTTAAAAAATTGATTTATACATGCAAGACATAAGAAATGTACGATTGCTAGATTTTTAATCTTGAAAAAGATAACCTCAGATTTGATAAAATGTCATTATTTTTAATGTCAATAAAATATTTGTCATAAATATCATTGACAATCCTATTGTTTTGATATATAATAATGCAGTATTTAACCTGCTGAAAATATAGGAGGTTTTAAGTGAATGCAGTTAAAAACCTAGAAGAATATGAAGTTATCGTCGACTCAAGGGAATCCATACGATTGCCACAAGAAATAAGAGAGCAACTTAAAATATCGAAAGGAACTATTTTTATCGTGAAACCAGATAGTAACGGAAATTTATATTTAATTAAAAAAGATGATGACCTTATTAAAAAAGAACTTCTCGAAAAGAAAAAAAAGTTTATGAAGCATTTTAAAAATATTGATTTATCCAAAAAAGAAGAAGTTACTTCAGATGAATTTATTAAAGAAGAAAGAAGATTTTGAGGATGATTTTAAAAGTTGTTGTTGATACTAGCTTTCTTATTAATTTAATGATTCCAACTGAACCAAAACACGAAAAATGTAAAGAATATTTTTATGACTCTATGCATGAGTTTATTGCTCCAGATTTTATTTTAATAGAAATTGCTTCTTATTTTGCAAGAGTTCTTAATCTAAATAAAAAACAATTAAATGAAAACATAGATGAAATAAAGTCACTTATTAATATACATAATAGTTATAATAATTACGAAGACGTATTTGATATAATTTATAAGTACAAAACTAGAGGAGCTGATTCTTTATTTGTAAAATTAGCAGACAAATATAAATGTGAATTATTGACATGCGATAAAGATCAAGCTGTCAAATATGAAAAGTCTATTTTATTTTAAAACAACTCCATGATATTGCAAATTAAACCCTTTAATGTTAAATGTTTTTTGTATGATTATTAAATGTTATGGAAATAATTCCATGAAAAATAATACAATTAAAGGGTTAATATTATGAGTCAAAAAAAAATTAAAAACTTTAGAAAAAAAATGCGTGAGATCGTCAACAAAGAATTTTCTTCTATCATCGACGAGGTCGCATGTGAACTTGGTTTTGATGAAAATGAGTTAAATAAGTGGTATATTTTGGCAGTCTCTGCAAGAATGATGTTACCTGAAAAAAATGTCGAAGAATTTCTTCCTAGCAATTTCGCTTCTATATATACAGGACTTTTAAAAAATGCTGACATTACCCCCGACAACCCTGAGAGCGACACTTTTGATGCGTTTTTTTCTTTTGCAATGAAACATTCTCAAAGTGTTTTAACATCTCCTATTGCTCCAAGAACAAAATCCCCGATAATTGGCTCAGACCTTTTAAAGAATTTTTAAAAAAATTATGAAACTTTATAAGAACGAAAAAATTTTATTAAAAAAATACTTGGACTCCCTTGTTATGTGTATTTGTAGTTTTATACCTGAAGAGCAGGTTAAAGGGATTATTAAAAACTGTAATACATATGCCGAAGTAATTTCACAAATCGCTGAATCAATTAAAATTAAAGAAGTCGATGGCTGGATTGGGGAAGATCTTAAGGAAGATCAAATGAACGTCCTCACAATCATTTCTGAGATGTACTTAAAACGTAACAAAAGCAAATATAAAACTATTGAAAAACCAAGCGAGATATTATCATGGTTTTCTATTTTACTAGAAAACTCTCTCTTAAAATCAGAAAATATAATAAAAAGAAAATCTTAAGAATCATTATAAAAAAACAATAATATAATTAACGTTTTATTTTTGACACTTATACCCATTCGTCAGTGTGTTTAAATGGGCATACTTTTATGAATCTACCTCAATCATATCAAATGGATTTTTTTTACTTCATGATTTTTGAGTACTTTAATACCAAATAAATAATAATTAAACATATGTTATAATATTATTTTAATACATATTTTTATAAAAATAATTAATACACATCAATTTTAAGATATTTCAAAAATATAATAAATATTTAAACCTTATTTTAAGCATTTATTAATAACTTTGTTACTTATAAAACAATAACAGACCATAATTTATATTTTTTTTATAATTTAAAAAATTAACATTTTGTAATTATTATGTTTTAAAAATCGTTGATACCAATATTACATTACCAAAAAATTTAATTTATTGAATGTTTGGTTTTTTATTTTAAGGGGCTTAGTCATTAAAATTTTTCGGTTTTTATTAGCATTAGCAACTATATATAAATGGAAAAATATAACTTGCGATTATTATTTATGCTTTAAGTATTTAAAATTTCTTGATTTAGAGGCATGGAGGCTTAAAATCTATGAAAATAAAAAAGATTGGTAGGCCAGCCCCGACTTGGCTTAAAATGCTTCCAAAAGGAGAATATACATTAACAAAACTGATCAAATTATCTGGCAAAAGAAAATCTACCATTGTAGGTGTTTTAAAACGGCATAAAGTTTTATGCAGGTACGAACACAATAACATATATATAATAGCTGTTTATAATTGGAAAGGATTTAACAATGAACAATAAAAATATAGAATTAAAAAATGAAATTAAATTTTGCATTAAAAACATTGATT